AACACTTCCTCTAAATCTAAAGTCGCCATTTCCTGTTGAGGTTAAATACTCTGTGTATGTTCCACTATTTGTAATTACTGAACCAAGTACCGTTGCTCCTCCAGTTTGTAATCTAGCAACTATGCTTCCCGCAGTTACAGTAACAGTAAATGTTGCTTTATAGGTTACACCATTAGTATATGTTCCATCTTGTCGTATAAATGTTCCAGAAGGTTGTGTTCCATCACATACTGCCTGTCCTCCTTCAATGCTCCACGCAGCTCCTCCTACCCAATCAGAATCTGTGGCGAAATCTCCATTTATAATCAAATCATTTCCAAAGAATCCTACAGTTTGTATAAGTCCGTTAGAACCAATACGAGTAGCTGCACTATCTCTAGTAAAAGTAAAATCCCCATCCCCATTATTAGGAAGTACTGAATATAATTTTGAATCTGCATAAGCAGATGGTATCATTGCTAAACTTGGTGTTGCCATAATTTATACGTTAAAAGTTTTTTCTGCACAACTTAGAGCTTCTATATTTGCTCCTACATAATGCATTCTATAATAATAATTTAAAAATATTTCTCTATTGCCTGTACTTGTTAAACAAGCCATTTCTGATTCTGATAATGCTTCTTTAAATACTGCAACTGTTTTACACTTTCCATAAAAAGGACCTGAAGTCCCTCCAGCAGTAAATTCTAAAGTGTTTAAGCCTGTAGGTGTAGTAACACTTGTGTCAAGACCTACACTAACTCCATCAATAAATAACCTTGCACGATTTGAATCATAGGATAGTGCGACTTTGTGAAAGTCTTTCGTATCTGGAACAACATAAGAAAGTGATGCAACTAAAAGATTACCAGCTCTAATTTGCACTCTTATTGTGTTTGATATAGAATGAAAAGAAATTCTTACAACATTATTAGCAGCTCCATTTGAAATAGATATATCCCTTCTTGAAGCAGTTTCTGTTAAAGCAGCGATTTCACAATATAAAGTTCCAGCATTATCATTGAATAAGTCGCTATTACCAGCGTTACTTAATGTTTCTGCTGCTCTTGTAACTGTTGAGCCTGATGTTGGTATGTAGCTTGTAGCGTAGGATAAAGCTTCTAATTGCGCTCCATAAACATATATTGTGGCAGCATCATTACATAAAATTCTTGGAGAACTACCAGTACCAGTATGAGTATATCTTACCCATTTATCTGTTATTGTAAATTCAGTTGTATCTGCAGCATCAGCACCTATGCTTACATTTTGCGTTCCACTTTCTGTTTTTAAATATACAGACTGCGTATTTGTTCCACTTGCCGTAACACTTAATTCTATTCTCCCACTTGCAGTTCCATCGAAAACTAATTTAGAAGCGTTTTGCGTTCCATCTGGAGATATTGTAAAATTATCAGTTACAACAACATTATTTACTATGCTCCATTGTGAAAAATCTTCTGAATAAGTAACTAAATTAGTACTCTCTGGCTCAACTAAGATTTGTGCAACACCATTAGTATAATCTAATCTCGGTATATTAGCTGCAACTGTTTCTATTAAGTAATCTTCATTAACACGAGTGGCAGTTGATGTTCTTGCGAAATCTAAGTCTCCGTCGCCAACAGGAATAGCTGGTTTTATAGAATTTAACACACCTACCCCATAAGCAGTAGGAGTTGTAATAATACTTGCTTTTTCTAATAAACTCATATTAACAGTTTTTAAGGTTTTCTAATAACTGTGTAGTCATTATGTTGTTTTCGTATGTGCTTGTTCTTCTTCTTAAATCAGAAGTTAAGTATTCTATGTCATATACAGAACCCCAGTATATAGGATTGGTAGCATTACCCCACCAACTATAACTATAACTTATTCCCCAGTTTATCGTGTTTGCCATCTTTTTCTTGTTTCTTTAAATACTTTTTTAATTTCTCAATATTTACCTTTTTAGGCTTATACATTCTCTCTATCATACTATAAAACCCATCCATGAAAGTTAACATCTTTATCTGGGTACATATCATCATTGCTATTAGAAGTATATTCTGGATATAATGTACTGTTATAAGACATATAATCTAAAAATCTTCTTGTATAGAAATCAGCAGTTTCTGATACTCTATTTATTAACATAGCCATTTCATCGTAAGTAACCGTATCTGAGTTCTCGCTTCTATGCTTAAATACACCTCCGTTACTTATCTGATACATAGCAAAAGGTAAAAAGTTACTTTGTGCATACCATATAAGCATTGGCTTGATATAAGTATTTAATAATAATTTATAATCAGAATTAGCTGATTCATTTATAGTACCAGCTATAATAATATCTTGTAATTTCTGATATAACTTTCCTCCTAAATAATTTTGTATATGCGTATCTTGAGCTACTTCAATAAACTGAATTACTTTGTCAGAGTCTAGGTTACCATCTAAGATAGACCTTTTCTTTAAATCTAGTACGCTTATAAATAATGCTTTTGACATAATATTAAATATTAGGATATGCTCCTCCGTTAGCCATATCTGCTGGTCTAGTAGATACCTCTGAAGGGTTTATCGGTTCAACAAATCCATCTTTCAATGCTTTACTCGTTTCTATATCAGTTTCAGGAGATACTCTCTTCTTATATACTCTTAACTCCCAGAAATGCTTACAATTCTTTCCTCCCTTAAATTTAAACAGAGAATAGTTATTACCTTTATGTCCTAACTTTCTGTTTACTCCTTGAAAGCTCATAAGACCTATATCTTCCTTACGGAATACTACATTTTTATCAGTAAACATTTCCATCTTTTTGCAGAAGTCTCTACTGTTAGGAGACTTTCTATTTGGCATATAAGCATATCTTACTTTAAAGATACCTTTATCTTGCTTAGAATCCTTGTTTGGATTAGCTTCAGCTAAACTAGCTAAATTAAAGTCCTTTTCCGAGTCTTTTACAGCTTCTGAGTGTATTAACTCCCAATCATCCGAGATACGCTCTCCTAGAGGCTCTAATTGGCTTAAAAGGTCATCTCCGTCCTCATCACTAAAGTCGTTATTTTCTTTTAGTGAAATAGCACTATCGTGAGACTCACAAGGCATATACCATACTTTACCATCCATTTCATGCTCGTGGTATCCTTTACATCCCTGTTCTAGTGCTTTATCTTCTGCTTCTTTAATAGTCTCAAAAACCTCAACTCCATCTATTTTCTTTAGATTAGTGCTGAAAGTAGTCTTTGAGCTTATTTTCTCTCCTGTTTCCTCTTCTCTCTTCACTTTAGTAGATATATTATCTAGTTGTGTGAATTCTATTGGTTGTAGAGTAATAAAGTAAAGATTTAAGTATATCTTGTTAAAGTTTAGCATATCTTCTAAACCTTCTATAATTTCTTCTTGGAATGGTCTAATAACTATGTTATCCATAAGTACAGAAGCAGTTCTAAGCTCTTCTGCATTATTACCAAATCCTGTATTATCTTTTATTCCTAGTAATATAGGAGATACAATACCGTGACCTAACATTATCTTCTCTCTACTCTCATCAGATAAGAACTGATACTGAGCGTGAGCATCTGGTAAATGTATAGGGTCAATATCTGCTTTAGTTTCTATAGACTCGTTAAATGCTAGTATAAATTTACCTGCATTAGACGTTCCACTAAACTTATCATATATTTTTCTTTCAATTAACTCTTGAGTCTCCTCATTAGGTACTCCATTGTTAAAGTTGATTAATAAAGATGGCTGTAAACCTTGCTTTATGTTATTTATGTGATAATTACTTACTTCTTCTTCTAAAGAACAGTATTGTAAACACCCATGATAATCAACAGGAGCATAATAATAAAATCCACTTCTATATGGCTTGAATATATATAACTCTGCTGTTTCGCTCTTTTTACCGTTGCCAAATGTAGGTATTCTCTTAGGATTGTCACTAGGCTTTATATCTACCCACTTAGGATGATAATAATAAGCTCTAATAACGCCTTTAGCATCACATTTCTCAGCTCTTAGAGTTTCCATAGGGAAATGTAGTATTTTAACTATCTTAGTCTTAGCTTTGTTGTATACTACTTGCATAGCAGCTTGTCCTAGCATCTTATAATCATTAGAGACTCTCTTTACTTCTCTTGGTCTAACTAATAATTTAAATTTAGCATACATTTCAGGAAATTCCTCGCTATCTGTAGCTTCTATACCTCTACCGTAAATCATATCAACAATACCGTTAATACATCTACTGTTTGTAGGTGAGCCTAAGTATTTCTCTATAAGGCTATCAAAGTAATCATTGTTTTCTCCATAAGAAACCCAATCTTTACCATACACTTCCTTAACCTCTGGTGTTTCATAACCAGATAAGTTTACTACCCTTATAGAATTGTTCTTGTTAGTCATCTAATATCACGTATTCGTTAGAAGGCTCTGCATATTCTGTGTAATCTGAATTACTTATAGAATATCTTCCTTCGTTATTATAAGGAACACTAGCGTCTGGCAGAACAGATACTTTGTCTCTATAAACTAACTTGTTTGTTGAAGTATTGAATATAGTAATAAAATAATCAAAACTTGTTCTTAGTTTACTTGTTGTGTTCACTTCAAATGCCAAATAATTATCATACTTAGTACTTTCATCATTAGTAAAGCTAAAAGTATCATTTGTACTCTCCTCTAAAAACGATATTGTTAAAGAACCAGCAGATGCAACAACAGTTCCATTACCTAGAGTAGTATACGTTACCGAAGTACTTCTAGGAATGATGTTAAACGTCTGTGCACTATCATTATTTGTTATTATCATATTATGATAACGATATTTTTCTTTTTTGTTTTATAATAAAAAAGGGTAAGCTAATGCCTACCCTATTTTTACCAATAATAAACAATATTATTATTCGTTACTCATGTTAGATGTTTGTACATCGAATCCTGATGTATTGCCTACAGCAACTAGTGTGCTTAGTACAAATAAAGATGGTAATACTTCTTTTCCTTCGAAAGTAATATTATATCCGTTTAAGTCTCCCATTGCACCTCCTGTAGAAGTGTTAACAGAAACTTCACATCCATTTTGTCCTCCAGCAATTCTAAATTTCCCATTATAATCTTCAATGATTATATGAGGTCTACCGTAAGACAATAATTTTAATTGCATCATTGTATCAGCATTTTGAGCCTTAAGTACAAAAGCACCTGATTGAGTCCAGAATGAAGTTCCGTTATCTCTAGAATTTTCATTAGTTTCTTCAAAGGTATTGTTGTCTCCTCTTAATTCAAATTTGTGTACGTCTACACCAGCGGTTAAAGTTGCTACCGTTCCGTCAAATGCAGCAGCGGTTGGAGCGTTAGAACTAGCGTCAGCCATCCCAGCGTACATAGCGTCTGAGTAATTAGCAATGTAAAGATTTTTAATCCCACCTACGGACTCTTTACAAGCTTCTAGTCTCCCTTTTGATAAATCACAAGCCATTTTTTATATGTTTTATAATAAAAAAGGGTAGGTAGAATATCCACCTACCCCTTTTATATGTTAGTATTAAGTTATATTAAGAATAAAGAAC